GTCGCTGTTCCTTGTGGTAACACTCCAGCACCTTCTGCAACCACCCCAGTCCCTCAGCAACGAGCAGAGAACGTTGACGACAACTCGTGTATTGAAGGAAGTATTCTTGGCGGCATTGCTGGCGGCGGCATTGGTGCTGCTGTATCTCGTGGTGATGGTCGTTGGTGGGCAATACCCACAGGCATCGTAGCAGGTTCAATGGTGGGATGTCAGATTGATGGCGGTTGATCAACTGGAGATTGAAAGGTGCATTGATGATGACTATAATGTAGTCAATCATTATTACCGTGCAAAGCGCCTTCACCCCGACATTCCTTTTTATCTGCAGGATGAGCACGGGGACACCTACGAGTTTGGGTGGAAACTGATTTATGAATACATTGAAAAACTCACCAACGACGGTTATGGAACTTAAGGACTGGTTGAACTCAATCAACTTCACCAAGCAGAATCTGCTTGAGGAGGATTCTTCTCTCGCCAAGGATTATCCTCCTTTTATTATCAATCGTTGTTTGTCTGGTCACTTGGATTGCGTCTTACTTGCCAACGAGATGAACAAGTACGCATTTCTTGATAAAGACATGCAATATGAATTTTATCTAAATAGTTTGAGAAAAAGGAAGAGATTCTCTCCTTGGCTTCGTAAAGACAAGATCTCGGATCTTGATTATGTGAAACGTTATTATGGTTATAGTAACGAGAAAGCATCTCAAGCACTGAAACTTTTGTCACCTGAGCAAATCGAATTTATTAAACAACGACTTGACACTGGCGGTAAAAAATGACTCAAACTATTGAGCCACAAGTAAACTGGTCGCAAGACCAGATGATTGAGGTGGTATTAAATGAACCTGACGATTTCCTGAAGGTAAGAGAGACTCTGACAAGAATTGGTGTCGCTTCTCGCAAGGAAAAGAAGCTGTACCAGTCCTGTCACATCCTGCACAAACAGGGTAAGTATTATATTGTTCACTTCAAGGAACTGTTTGCCCTTGATGGAAAGTATGCTAACATCACAGTTAATGATGTGCAGCGCCGCAACAGGATCACCCGTCTCTTGGTTGACTGGGGACTGATTTCTGTTGTTAAGGAAGACAGCATTATGGACATTGCTCCACTGAATCAGATCAAGGTTCTCCCTTATCGTGATAAGAACGAGTGGACTCTGGAGCAGAAATATAACATTGGTGCTCGTAAGGTAAAAACCGAAGAGAATTGACGGTTTTCCACCTTCCTTTTTTCGAGTAAAGTCTTATAATTACATTGTGAGCGCCGAAAGGGTTCACAATTTACACTCGCTTAAAAAGGAGAAACCCAATGGGAAACCTCGCACGATACCGTTCTGGTGACATCAACACCTTCCTGAAGGACATTGATCGTTACTCGATTGGTCTTGACAAATTCTTTGATTCGTTTAACACGATTCAGCAAGATGTCAACTATCCCCCTTACAACCTCGTTAAGGTGGATGAGAACACCTTCAGTCTGGAACTTGCCCTCGCAGGGTTCGCAGAGGACGAAGTAAAGGTTTACACTGAAAACAGTCAACTCGTTGTCGAAGCAGCAAAAGCAGACACTGACCAACGTGAATATGTCCACCGTGGTCTCGCTGCTCGTTCCTTCACTCGCACCTGGACTCTTTCCGATGATGTGGAAGTCAAGGAAGTGAAGTTTGAAAACGGGATTCTGGCAGTGGCCTTGGTTCGTATCGTTCCAGAGAATCACAAACGTTTCTTGTGGTTTGGTAAGGACCAATAAATACAACTGAATATCGTCGGCGCGGGGAGCAACTGGCAAAATCCAGTTGTGTCCCCCCTTTTTTGTGCTAATATACTAGGAGAGATAAATCAAAAATGACCATCAAATTAGTCTTATTGAAATCTGGTGAAGATGTTGTCGCTGATGTCTCAGAGATGGTTGTCGGTGAAGCTCAAGCAGTCGTTGGTTATTTTTTAAATAACCCCTGCACCGCAAAAGTTTTCAAGAGGGATTCGGGCGAAACTGAAATGAAAGTCACCCCTTATGTTCCTCTCAGCAAAGACAAAACCATTCCCGTCCCAGCAGATTGGGTTGTGAGCATTGTTGAACCCATCGATCAACTAACAGAACTGTATCAAAAGTCAATTAAGAAGTATGGAAAATCTGAAGATTCTGGTGTTGTCGAATCTGACGTTGTTGACCCAGATTGATGAGGTCTCTGCTGAACTTGGGTCGCCAGATTGTAAACTGACTGAACCATTTGTTCTGACAGAGGATGGGAATCTGATTCCCTGGTTGGTAAACATTACCAATCAGAACACATTTATGATTCATTCTGATAAGATCTTGACACTGGCAGACCCCACTGGTAAACTGAAAGACAAATATGAGGAACTCCTGAAGTGAGATTTTACACCAACATTCAAGTTCTCGGCAATGACGTGTTGGTCAGGGGTTATGAAAACGGACAGAAGGTGATGTTCAGGGAGGAGTTTTATCCCACCCTGTTCGTCAAATCTAAAGCGGAAACGAAATATAAGACCCTGGAAGGTGAGCACGTCGAACCCATTCAACCTGGCAACATCCGAGATTGCCGTGAATTCTTTCGCAAGTATGAGGACGTAGAAGGATTCAAAATCTACGGCAACGAACGTTTCATTTATCAGTACATCTCTGAGAAGTATCCAGAGAATGAGATCAAGTTTGACATTCAGAAGATTGGTCTCGTCACGATGGACATTGAGGTGAAGTCTGAGCAGGGATTCCCTGACCCAGAGCACTGTAATGAAGAGATGCTTACCATCTCTATTCAAGATTACGCAACCAAGAAGATTACCACCTGGGGTCGTTATCCTTACACTCCGAAGCAGGATAACGTGACTTATCATTATCATCCAGAGGAAGCGGACATGCTGAACGCATTCCTCTTCTGGTGGTCTAACAATTATCCAGAGGTTGTCACTGGATGGAACACACGTCTGTATGACATCCCTTACATCTGTGGTCGCATTGACCGTGTGTTGGGACCTAAGAAGGTGAGGATGTTGTCTCCCTGGGGACGTGTGACTGGTTCCGAACTTGCCATCTCTGGGCGCACATACAACGTCTTTGAGATTGCTGGCATCACAGGTTTGGATTACCTGGAACTTTACAAGAAGTTCACCTACACCAATCGTGAGTCTTATCGATTGGATTACATTGCTGAAGTTGAGTTGGGTCAGAAGAAGTTGGACCACTCTGAGTTCGACACCTTCAAAGACTTTTACACCAACGACTGGAAGAAGTTCGTCGATTACAACATCGTTGACGTGGAACTGGTTGACAGACTGGAGGATAAACTTCGTCTGATTGAACTGGTCATCACGATGGCATATGACGCAAAGGTAAACTTTGTGGATCCAATGTTCCAGGTTCGTCTGTGGGACACCATCATTTACAATTACTTGAAGAAAAAGAACATCGTCGTTCCTCCGAAGGACAGGAGTGACAAGGACGAAAAGTTCGCTGGTGCTTATGTGAAAGAACCCAGACCTGGTGTATATGACTGGGTTGTGTCCTTTGACTTGAACTCTCTGTATCCTCACTTGATGATGCAGTACAACATCTCTCCTGAGACTCTGGTGGACGACAGACACCCATCAGTCACAGTGGATAAGATTTTGAATGAGGAACTGACCTTCGAGATGTACAGTGATTATGCTGTGTGTGCCAATGGTGCGATGTTCCGTAAGGATGTTAAGGGTTTTATGCCTGAGTTGATGGAGAAGATGTATGCTGAACGCAAAGCATTCAAGAAAGAAATGCTGAGGTGTAAGCAGAAGTTGGTTGACATCGAAGCAAAGATCAAGACGAACAAAGATCCAGTTCTGATGAAGCAGAAGGAACAGACAGTCAAAGACATTGCCAAGTTCCACAACTTCCAGATGGTTCGTAAGATCTGTTTGAACAGTTGTTATGGTGCCATTGGTAATGCTTACTTCCGTTACTTTAAACTTGCCAACGCTGAGGCAATCACTCTGTCTGGTCAGACTTCCATTCGTTGGATCGAAGGGAAGATGAACAAGTTTTTGAATAACATTCTCAAGACTGAAGACATTGATTATGTGATCGCATCTGACACTGACTCCATTTACATCAACTTTGGTCCCGTCGTCGATAAGTTCCTTGCCAAGTTTGAGGGAGATAAGGAACAGACTGTGACCAAGATCAACCAGATCTGTGAAGATCAGTTGGAACCTTACATCGATAAGTGTTACAACCAACTCGCATCTTATGTCAATGCTTATGATCAGAAGATGCAGATGAAGCGAGAGAACATCGCAGACCGTGGCATCTGGACAGCGAAGAAGCGTTACATCTTGAATGTCTGGGACAGTGAGGGTGTTCGTTATGAGGAACCCAAACTGAAGATCATGGGCATTGAGGCAGTGAAATCATCCACTCCTGCTCCCTGTCGCACCATGATTAAAGATGCACTGAAGTTGATGATGAGTGCATCTGAGGATGACGTGATTGAGTACATCGAGCAGGCACGCATCAAGTTTAAGAAGATGCCCGTGGAAGAGATTGCTTTCCCACGCTCTGTGTCTGATGTAAATAAACATAAGAACGCTCAAACCATTTATGGTAAGGGTTGTCCCATGCACGTCAGGGGTGCGCTTCTCCACAATCATTATGTCCGCAAGGCAGGTTTGGAGAACAAATATTCAATGATCAACAACGGAGACAAAATCAAGTTTGTTCATCTGAAGAAACCAAACCCGCTGGGTGAGAATGTCATTTCATTCCAGACTGACTTTCCCCATGAATTGAATCTTCAACAATACATCGACTATGATGTACAATTCAACAAGGCATTCTTGGAACCTGTGAAAGTCATTCTGGATGCTATCAATTGGAATGTTGAGAAAACGGTAAACCTTGAATCATTTTTTGGATAATGGATTTCCTTAAAGACATCGTAAAAGAGATTGGTGGCGAGTACACCCAACTCGCTTCAGACATCGACGAGACTGAAACTTATGTTGACACGGGTAGTTACATTTTTAACGCACTGGTTTCAGGTAGCATATTTGGTGGTGTATCTGGGAATAAGATTACTGCTATTGCTGGTGAGTCTTCTACTGGAAAGACTTTTTTCTCTCTCGCTGTTGTTAAAAACTTTCTGGATTCTAATCCTGATGGTTACTGTCTTTACTTTGATACAGAGGCTGCCGTTAACAAATCCCTACTTGAATCTCGGGGCATTGACTTAGATCGCGTTGTTGTTATTAACGTCGTTACCATTGAGGAGTTTCGGAGCAAAGCACTCAAGGCAGTGGATCTATACCAAAAGAAACCAGTAGATTCCCGCAAACCGTGCATGTTTGTATTAGACTCGTTAGGAATGCTTTCCACAGAGAAAGAGATTACTGACGCGCTCAACGACAAACAAGTCCGAGACATGACCAAATCCCAACTGGTCAAAGGTGCCTTCAGAATGCTCACTCTGAAGTTGGGTCAAGCAAACATTCCAATGATCGTAACCAATCACACCTATGACGTTATCGGAGCTTACATTCCAACTAAGGAAATGGGGGGAGGCAGCGGCCTCAAGTATGCAGCAAGTACAATCATCCATCTCGGAAAAAAGAAAGAAAAGGATGGTAAAGAAGTTATCGGAAACATTATCAAAGCTAAGACTGCTAAGTCGCGTCTAAGTAAGGAGAACAAAGATGTTGAAGTCCGTCTTTATTATGATGAGCGTGGTCTCGATCGTTATTATGGTCTTCTTGAACTCGGTGAACTCGGTGGACTTTGGAAGAATGTCGCAGGACGATATGAAATTAATGGTAAGAAAGTCTATGCCAAGCAAATTCTCAAAGAACCTGAGGAGTACTTTACTCCTGAAGTGATGGAAAAGTTGGATGGAATAGCACAAGAACAATTCTCTTACGGATCAAGCATTGATGGATAACATTGAATTTCTGGTTCTCAGAAATCTCCTACATAATGAAGACTATCTAAGAAAAACAATTCCTTTTCTCAAAGGAGATTACTTCCAAGACAGGAATCAAAAACTTGTCTTTGAAGAAATCTCCACTTTTGTGTCTGAATATAATCAGGTTCCCACAAAGGAAGTCCTGACGATTGAGACTGAGAAACGGAAGGACATTAACGAATCTGAATATAAGGAAGTTGTCCAACTTATCAATGGGTTGGATGAACATCCTGCTGAGTTTGATTGGTTAGTTGACACCACAGAAAAGTGGTGCCGCGACAGAGCAATTTATCTGGCACTTCTGGAGTCCATCTCCATCGCTGATGGTGGTGACCAGAAGAAAACTCCTGATGCCATTCCATCCATTCTTTCGGATGCTTTGGCAGTCAGTTTCGACAACAACGTCGGTCATGATTATCTAAACGATGCGGATGAAAGGTATGACGCCTACACTCGGAAGGAGGACAGGATCGGTTTCGACCTTGAGTATTTCAACAAGATTACGAAGGGTGGCCTTCCAAATAAAACACTTAACATTGCTCTCGCTGGCACTGGCGTCGGTAAGTCTTTGTTTATGTGTCACGTCGCAAGTTCAGTTCTCTTACAGGGCAAGAACGTCTTATACATCACGCTTGAAATGGCTGAAGAAAAAATTGCTGAAAGAATTGATGCTAATCTTCTGAACGTTAACATTCAGGACATCACTGATCTTCCCAAGCAGATGTTCACCAGTAAGGTAAATAACATTGCTCAGAAGACCCAAGGAACTCTGATCATCAAGGAGTACCCAACAGCATCGGCACACAGTGGACACTTTAAATCACTTCTTAACGAACTTGCACTTAAGAAGTCATTCCGTCCTGATATTATTTTCATTGATTACCTTAATATATGTGCTTCCTCGCGGTATCGCGGAAACAGCACTGTCAATTCATATTCATATATCAAGGCAATTGCTGAGGAACTTCGAGGCTTGGCTGTTGAAGCAAACGTCCCTATCGTTTCTGCCACGCAGACCACTCGCTCTGGTTTTGGTAGCAGTGATGTTGAACTCACTGATACTAGTGAGTCCTTTGGCCTCCCTGCTACTGCTGATCTTATGTTTGCCCTTATTTCGACTGACGAGCTTGAAGGATTGGGACAAATACTTGTGAAGCAACTGAAGAATCGCTACAACGATCCCACAGTTTACAAGCGGTTCATTGTTGGAATCGATCGTGCTAAAATGAGACTGTATGATTGTGAACAGTCGGCACAGGAAGACATGATTGATAAACAACCTGAAAGAAATTACGATGACGACAAACCTAAGAAAACCTTCGAAGGATTCAAGTTCTGATCTTCGGATCAGAGACACTGATGGCATTTACTTTGTGGTCCTGAATGAAGACGGTTCGGTTCTCTGTCATTGTGGAGAGGAACGAGATGCCATTGATATGGTACAATTAAGACAAGGAAGATACTACAGGATTGGTCATTATCCAGATCCTCCCAAGGTTGTCAATGTTTCATCCACTGAACTGGAGAAAGACAAACAACTCAATGCCCAAAACATCCTACCTGAAAGACAAGCAGAACCCCTAAATCTATGACACATCATGTTGACTCTGAAAGATATAAAGAGTTTGTCAACGCAGTCACCTCACAAGAAAGTAAAGATCATCTCAGCTTTCTTGAGCGCGTTGCCGTTCTCCAGAAAGACGGATTTCCTGTCGAGCGCCTACTTACTGCTTCTGTAGGTCTGTGTGCTGAGGCAGGTGAGTTCACTGAGGTTGTGAAGAAGATTGTGTTCCAGGGCAAACCTGTGAACGAAGATAACCTCTTCCATCTCAAACGAGAACTCGGTGACGTTATGTGGTATGTGATGCAAGCCTGTATGGGTCTTGGTGTTACACTGGATGAAGTCATTGAGATGAATGTGGACAAACTGAAGGCACGTTATCCTGGAGGTGAGTTTGATGTTCATTATTCTGAGAACCGTAAGGAAGGAGATGTCTGATGGCACTTTCACAATCAGTCCTGGATTCCCTGGACGAATCGGAGTCTTCCCTAAGGAACGCTCTTGCTTATGCAGCAAGACAAGAACGTCCTGCTGTGTGTAACATGATCGCTGAATTATTGACAGGGATCGATAAACTCAAGACCATCGATGATGTCTTGGACAAATTAGAAAATCGGAAACCTGGTGACCAGGGATTCTTTGGAATTAGTTTTGGAGATGATGAATGAGTAAAGAAGTTGTTGTGGTGTCAACGATGGACGTTCGTTCTGCAGCAGCAGTTCGACAAGTCCTGTTTGAGTCACAGAAGGATTACACCTATGATCCCACCTGCACTCCTGAGCGCATCGTGGACATCCGTAAGGTGATCGGTGAACTGGATGATGGCATTGAGAAAGCCTTGGAAGAACTTAAGGAGGAGACTGATGCCGAAGGACAAGAAGGATAAACCAGTAACAGTTGAAGATTACAAGGAGGTTGCTGACACCTTCTTCGCCAAGTATCACTTTGTTGCAAAGGAACTTGGTGAAGGTGCAAAGGCAGAAGACATCCTCAGTGTGATGGAATCTTTGACTGGATTGGTTCTCAAAGAGCGTCTTCGTGATGCTCAATCACTTGGTTTTTACAAACAAGACTAATGACAGCACTCAACTACATCATCTCATTCATTGGTATGGTTGTTATTCCATGTGTGACAGTTCCACAGAACTGGGAGTATTGTGCTAAAGATTGGGATGTGTGGTTGTATCCTGAGATCCAAAGAGGATTTGACATGCTCACTGAAAAGGAACTGCCATATCAAGATGAACGAGAGTTGTTAGAAACTTATAAATAACAATAACGATAAAAGTTATTGGTAGAATCATGTCCGATATGAGCCATCTGTACAGAGCTTATGCTGCTGTGCATAATGCCGATGTCAATCAACAACTTAATGAGTCAAGAGATGAGATCTCTGTAATGGATCTGACTCAACTGACCAAAGAAGATCTGGTCCTCGTTGCTGAAGACATCGTTGAGGCACTCTTCCTTGAGGGAGTTTCCGCTGGAGATGCATTTGAAGCAGTCGCATCAATCCTGGAAGAGAGCGTAGATAAGGATTCATCACCTTTGCGTGTTGCCAAGGTAACAAGACTTGCCGAAGCATTTGACACAACCTTCAACAAGGTGACCGAGAGAGCACCTGAAGAAGCAGAACTTCGCTTCATTGAGTATCGTGACAGCAAGCCTCTGGTCGAGAAGTGGCAGGGTAAGATTTCTCACGAGCACGGTAACTCCAAGATTCATGAAGCCTGTGTTGCTCTGGACAGAAAGAATGTCCTGGAAGGTTTCGCTAAGATGCTGGAAGGCACCATGGACATCAAGGGATTTGAGATCCCTCAGAAGGAAAGAGATGCTGCTAAAGAGAGACTGAAGCAGAAGACTCTGAACATCCGTGGTAACAACTCTGCCGAGCAGAAAGCACGCCTTGAGAAGAAGCGTGGCATGAAACTGGATGATCACCCACAGTTCAAGGAAGAGAACATCCTGGGTGTTCCTTCGAAGATCAGAACCGAGTGGGCATCTGCTTACAAAGGAATCTACGAAAAACTGGATCCCGTCGGTCAGGAAGACGCTGACATCGACAACGATGGTGACACCGATTCCTCCGATAAGTATCTTGCCAAGCGTCGCAAGGCCATCGGCAAAGCGATTGCCAAGGACAAGGGTGTAAAGGAAGGAGTCACTTTCTCTGCCGAAGAGCAGGCAAGAATCGATGCCATCGTTAACTCCTGGGACGAAGGTTACCAGCGTGAACCCGATCAAGCAGGTAAGAAAGATCGCACTCATTCTAAGCAACCAGATCCTTCGAAGCCTGGTTTCACTGGAACTGGTAATCTGAGCATCGCTCAAATTGCCAAGATGAGCAAAGAGATCGAGAAAAAGCAGAAGTGAGGTTTGACAGATGCCAGCCAACAACACGGACCTGGCTGATGTCAATGAAATCTACACAGCCTTTGCACTGAATAACGGTGCTTTCCCTGACACACAATCCAAAGCTCAGTTTGACAGGAAACTGGAACTGCTGACCCCCCAGCAAGCCCAACAACAAATGGGTCGTGCTTCTGTGATGGCAGAACAGTTTCTTGCTTGGGCAGGACGAAATGGGTACAATGGCGTAAGGGGAGTTCATTGGACAGCACGTCCTGGTTTCTCTTTCCGAGCAGTGACTGGTTATGATGTTGACCAGCGCAAGAATCCAACTGATGTGTTGGTAGAGTTTGCTGGTGGAAAGTTTCTTGGTTTGTCCGCCAAGTCCACGAGCAGCAGCGGTGATATTGGATTTAAGAATCCTGGTGTGGGAACTGTTGAGAGAGACTTGAACATCTCTCTAAAATCCACTGTTGACGCTGCTGGTGAAGCATTTGCTCAACAATATGGTCTTTCGAGTAACAGACAGACAAGAAAGCAAGAGATTCGTGCCAACCCTCTGATTAAACAAAAAGCAGATGAGGCAGCAGCAACTGCTCTCAACAACATTCGTGGTGTCTTACTGACAAAGTTAAATACTCTATCTCAGAGTGCCAGATTGGAATACATTCTTAACTCTTGGATTGATGCCTCGGAGCAACTTCAACCTCCCTATGTTAAAGTGACGGGAAGAGGGACATCGGGTCCTTATTCGGCAACTGTGGAAGACCCACTTGACAATGACAAACTTCGAGCAATCCGAAGAGATAACATCTCCTTTGAGGGAGTTGGTAATGATTCTGTCGGTGTCAAGGCAGGAACAAAGAAAATCTTGAAAATGAGATTTAAATTTGAATCTGAGAAGTTTTCAAGCAGTCTAAAGATGTCAGGAGACCCCTGGAGTTAAGATGGACGTTTTCAAGTATCTAAAAAAAGCAAGACAGATCTCCGAAGAGAAGCAACCAAGTCTTGCTCAAATGCAAGCACAGAAACTTGGTCTCCGCAACATTCGATTTGGACATTATGTTGACGATAAGAGCGGGCAGAGATATGAAGTAAGAAACGGCAAACTGGAAAAGGTTGCCGACAAAGAAACTGCTGAAAAGAAAGCACCTGAAGAGAAGGGTCCTAAGAACTTTGCTCAGATGAGAAAGGACGCTGACGCAGTAGCGCAGCAGTCCATGGACCTAGAATCGGAACTTGCTGACCCACAGGGAAGTCGCCGTGTTCCTGGTGGTCCTTCTGCTGAAGTGATGGACAGTGGTGATGTTGAGCAGGTTGCCATGATGCTCTCTCGTGGTCGCTGGGATGTTATGAACGCATCCATGAAGCAAAAGAAGAGAGAAGAAGCACAACAACTGATTGCCAGACGCGAGGAAGAGAAAGAACTGGCAGCACAGATGGCAGCACAGGCAGAAGAAGATGCTGCCGCTGCTGATGAAGAAGAGGCAGCACAACCAGAACCAGAAGAAAAGAAAGAAGCACCTGAACCAATCACTTTGGACCAGGCAGTTGAAGATGAAGACATTGAAGAGGAGGATGAAATTCCTGAAGGTCTGGAAGGATTATTGGATGAACTTAGAAGCGAAGGACCTCTCGAAGACCTTGGTGATTCTGAAGAAGTTATGGACACAGTGGCTGACAATGTTGTTTCTGAAAGACAACAACTCATTAATGATTTCAAGAGTAAGTTGAAAGAGTCCTTTGATATGGAAGATGAAATCATCGATGAGAAGATGAAACCAATTCGTGATTCCATTCAGGAAATTATGAAGAGTAAAGTGGCAGACTCTGACATGTCTGAAGAAGACATGAGAGACCAATTCATTTCGGTGATGGCACTCGCCAACACTTACAGCGGAAGAATCCGTCATGGTGAAGGTAAGAGAACAATGTTTTATGAGGATGCTCAACAGCTGTTGAATCCTGATGTTCAGAAGATGTTGCTGAATGGTTATGGTGATGGGTCGCCAGAAACCATCGAAAAGTTTGTCAACTCCAGAAAGATTGTTGACACTCCCATGGAGCAAGTCGAAGCACTTTGGAAAGTCATTCCCGATTCGTTCAAGGGCGCACTTGGTTCAGGTAACATTGGAACATCCTTCAAGGCACTTCAACCTGATGGTTCAATCAAGAACATTCCTGCTGCTAAACTTCATTATGGTGGAGAGGGTGATAAAAACAGAACAACGAACAGCAGCACAGCAAGAAAGAAACTGTTGCTGAAACTTTATCTTGACCAGGGTGGTCGTGATGGTTATACTGGTAATCTGCTTGACCCCCGTTACATGGAACTTGAGCACGTTCGCGGAATCAATGCAATGGAACCTGGTGAAGAGGGTGTGACTCTTGAGCAACTCAAAGAAAGAGAGAATGCCAAGAACTGGTTGTGGATTGCAACTGGTGTGAACAATGAAAAGTCAGACCTTCACATGGATAAGTTTCTTGATAATGTTAAGAACAAGCATGGTGGAAAGACAAAGAGTGATTATGTTGATCTAGAAGCAGCAGACAAAGCATTCCAAGCAAAGAACAAAGGTCTTGCATCTCTGTTAGACAATGTAATTAAGAACAAACAGTTCACAAGTTCTGCCTCTCCTGAAGCAATTCAGACTCTGTTTGATAATGAATTGGCAGAGAGTGAAGCAATGGACAGAAATGGAATCAAGAAAACTCCTGTTGCTCTCGGTGACAAGATGAGAAAGGCATTGGGAATGGTGAAGGATAGGAAACTCACCAGGTCTCAAATCAAAACTCAGAAGGAGTTGTTCCGTCCTCTAATTATGAACATGATTGGTCAGGACGCGGGGAAGAGAAAGGAAATGATTGAAAATTACAACAGTCTTTTCCATGAAGCGGGGGACAGAACCACAGCATTGTCTCAAATGGGACCTGATGCAGAAGCAGAAGAGGATGCAGTTTTCACAAAAGGAAAACTGAATGAGAAAGGAACATGGGAGAAGATGTTCTACAAGTCTCTCGCTGCCAATGGTTTGATTGACGAGAAGTTGATTGACCAGAACATGCAACCCAAAGAGGCAGCGAAGTTCAAGAAACTCATCTTTGAAAATTATTACGATGAGGGAGAATGGATTCAAGAAGAGACCATTACCTTGACAAAACCATCAGGTCGTGATAGGATAGAGAGACTAAAACGTTCGCTGCGAGACCCCATTACATGAAGAAACGCACCCTGCTGTCACATGTTGAGGAACTTGAGTTGTGTAAAGCAGCACAGGCAGGAGACAAAAAGGCATTCGACACCATGGTGACCCGCAATCTGGGTCTCGTTGGTAAACTCGCTAAGAAGTTGTATTATAAAAATGAACAGTATTCCTATGAGGATCTGTTCCAAGAGGGTGTCTTCGGTCTCATGCGTGCCATTGAAAAGTTCGACCCCAAAGAGGGTTGTCGTTTTTCCACCTATTCTTATTACTGGGTTTATTGCTTCATCAGTCGTTATAATGCCAACAACCACGGTAAGATTCGTGTTCCCGTTCATGTGACTGAGAAGATTCGCAAACTCAACAAAGACCACGATGCTCAGGGTCTGATGGCAGAGAAGAGTAAGATTCCTGTCGTTCTTTCACTGAACGCATCCTATGGGGAAAACTCCACTCTGGAGGATGTGACTTCTTATCTCATCACGAACAATGAAATTGACGAACTGGATGCTGTCAAGGATCAGATGAAGGATGTTCTGACAGAGCGAGAGTATAACATTTTGTGTCATCGTTATGGTGTTGACGGAGAACTTGCTAAGACTCAGCGTGAGTGTGCTAAACTATATGGAGTTTCATATGCAGCCATCTCCTTGATTGAGCGCAAAGCAATTGCGAAACTGAAGAATCATTTTGTGGAGATTGTCTGATGTCTAAGTTTTCTGAATCCATTTCAGATGCTTACTTTACTCACCCCAAAGACGTTGAGTTTGTTCATAACATCCTTGCTGAAGCGGGTTGGTTGGAAGGATCAATCCTTGAACCTTGCTGTGGTGAGGGACACCTGGTTAAGGGTCTTGATAATGTTACCGTTTGGGATCTCAATCAGTATGAGCATCCTCTGGATCGTGTTGGTGACTTTCTTGAACAACCACCAGAACATTTTGACCTGGTGTTGACCAATCCACCATTTGGTTGGTTGGGTGGTCTGGCATGTGACATTCTCAATCATGCCACAAAGTTTGCTGATCGTGTTGCGATCATTCTTCCACAGTGCTTCCGTAAGGTTCAACGCATTGATCGCATCAATGAGTTTTATCATCCTGTTGGTGATTACACTCTTCCCAATCAAGTCTTCATTCTTCCTGATGGACAGGAGAAGTTTGTAAGAACTTGCTTCCAGATGTGGGAACGTCGTGATTACAAACGGAAGAAGTTTGGTAACACACCTTATGGTGAGTTCTTCAAGCAAGTTCCTAAAGACGAAGCGGAATATTATCTCCGCACTCAGGGTTCAACTGCTGGAATGATTCTGGAGGGACTTGCTTATCCTGATGGTCGTCCTTACAATGACAACACTGGTCGTTGGATGCAAGGAAGTAAGGATCTGATCCTCCAGCATGACTGGACTAAGATTGCTCGTTTTGCTTCTGGAGCACAATCCATTGGACTTCACGACATTGCTTGGGGTTTGCGTTCCAGCAACATCGATGAGTATCTTGAGCATGGCATCATGTATGACCTGATCAATGGTCATTATGACGAGCGTCCTGTAACACTTGATTCATTTCTTGGATAAATAAATATCAGGATGAAAGAAACGTTTCACAAGTTATAATGAAAAGTTTTCTAAGGTTTTTCTCCGAAGCTTCGAGCGTCGCTGATCAAGCGAAGCGCAAAGGTTTAGTAGCAAGAGGACCTGGCAACTGGTACGACAGTCAGGGTAACTTTGTTGCCAAGACTGAGGGGGATCGTCTTGTACCTGTAAAAGCAGGCGAACAACCTAAACAAGCAGCACAGGGAAAAGAAGAAGAACCCAAAGCGCAGAGAGGGGGAGCACCAGAAGAGGGTGACAAGAGTAAGAAACCAGTAGACGGACAACCAGAGAAAGAAGGCGAAACAGTAACTCTGGTGTTTGGAAGATTCAATCCTCCAACCATCGGTCACAAGAGAGTTCTGGATAAAGCAGCAGCACTTCCTGGTGACATGTATGTTTATCCTTCACGTTCTTATGATCCAAAGAAGAATCCTTTGGATCCTGAGACCAAGGTTGAGTTGATGAAAAAGATGTATCCCAAGCACGCGGACAGCATCCATAACGATGAAGATATCAAAACTATCTTTGACGCATTGAGAACTGCTGATGAAGAAGGTTACAAGAATGTCAATATTGTCGTTGGTTCGGACAGGATGTCAGAATTTGACTCGCTGGCTCAGAAATACAACGGCGATCTTTATAACTTCGATGAGATTCAGACGATCTCTGCGGGTAATCGAGATGCGGATTCCGAGGGTGTAGAAGGAATGTCTGCCTCTAAGATGAGAAAGGCAGCAGCAGATAATGACATGGAAACATTCCGTTCAGGAATGCCAAAGGAGATGGATGATAAGGCAATCCGATCCACCTTCCAAATCCTCAGAAAGAAGATGAAGGTTGAGGAAGGTTGGAACTTGTGGGAGATTGCTCCTAAGTTTGACTGGAAGAATCTTCGTGAAAATTATGTGAATGGTAACATCTTCCAGGTTGATCAGTTGGTTGAGAACCTGAACACTGGTTTGGTTGGTAAGGTTATCAGACGTGGAACCAATTATCTGATCTGTGTGACTGAGAACAACATGATGTTCAAGTCTTGGATCAGAGATCTCAATGAGTACACTGAGGTCAAGATGGACCGCAAGATGAGAACTAAAGATAAACCAAACACTTTGACTGGCACAACTGGTTACTTTAAGTATGCTGCTGATATGACTCCTGGGTTTAACAAAGGAGATGACACCAACCTTCAGTCAGGTGGAAAACCTTACAAAGGTCCTAAGTCAAATATTAAAGAGTTCATAAATAGATATAAGAAAAGAGTCTGAAGAAATGTCTAAACACTTGAACGACTTGTCTGCAGTTTACATGGCAAGCATTGCAGAAGAAACTGTTTGTCCTGTGTGTGGTTTTGATCCATGCCAGTGCCTAGAGGGCACTTTGGATGAGTCTTGTGGTTGTGACCATGAGGGTCCAAAGAATAAGATGCAAGTTGGGCAAGAGAAGGCAAAGGAAAAGTATTCTGGAAAGAAACTTCGTGATCTCCCAGGAAGAAAGAAAGTAGAAGAAGATAAGAAACCAATCCACATTGGACGTATGCTTTCCCAGGCATCCAATAAGGATTACGCTGCTTCCAAGGAAGAGAATCCTTCTAAGAGAGAGAAACTGGAAACTCAGGCAAGAACCATCAGAACCACAGTAGACATGGATTCTTTCAAGAAGAGAAAGTCAAAGATCAAACCACAACGTGCTGGTGTCCAGGAGGGTTTTTCTAATTGGAGAACTGATCTGATTGAAGTAATCGATAACCCTTATGACACTCCTTCTTCTCAGGCACAGAAGGATTCTGAGATGAAGGTCGAAATCAAAGACAAGAAAGTCAAGAACAAAGTTATCATCAACCCACCAATGGGAGTGAGTGAGGCAATTGAGGCACTGGGTGGAACCATCCTTGAGATGATGGAGTATGATGATGAGTTTGATTACATTCTTGGGAGTGTTTATGAGGAACTGCTTAAAGAAGGTTTCTCTGAGGATGAAGTTGAGTTTGGAATCGAGTCAGCACTGACCACTCTGGATGAGGGTTATTATGATTCAGCAACTGAAACTTCTAAGTCAAATTCTGCTAATGTAAAGACAACTCAATTTACAGCGAAGAAGAAAACGCAGGGTTCAATTAAGGACAGACTGAAGTCCGCTGCTAAGAAAGCAATCGTTGGTGCTGGCCGTGCCGCTGCAAGAGCAGCAAACACCGCTGACGCTGTGAAGTCTGCACCTGGAAGAGCAGCAAAGAAAGTCTCTAGCGCAGTTGCAAGAGTCAAGGGTCTTGCTAAGTCTGGTTATGAGTCAGAGAGAAAGAGCGGAGAAACCACTTACAGAGGCAAGGGTGTTGGTCGCAAAGAGAAGATTGGTGAGGATGTTGAGCAGGTTGATGAGAAACTCAATCTAAAGAAAGCAGACATGGGTGATGTGGTAAAGGACTTCTACAAGTCTGATGCTCCTCAGTTCAAAGGAAAGTCAAAAGAGAAGCGTCGTCAGATGGCAGTTGCTGCTAAACTGGAAGCCGAACGTGGACCCCAAGTGAAAGAAGGTCTCAAGCACCGCGATGTTGAAACTGGTGAGGTTGTCGATAAGGCAGAGGTTGGTAAGACTTACTACACCGACGGTCCTCGCAAGAAGTCTTCCGTTGCTAAGGCGAAGTCAGTCAAAGAAGCAAGAGACCCTGCTAAGGAAGCAGAGGGTAAGAAAATTTCCAGTTATGAGAAGACAGGCAGAGCGTTTGGTCTGATTAAGAAGTTCCGTCAAGAAAACCCTGGTTCCAGACAACCCAAAAAGGTTCGTGGTGCTAAGGAAACCGAAGGACAGGCAGCAGCTCGTCGCAGAGGTGCCCAGGCACAACGTGCAGCGAAGTACGGACTGACTTCCAAAGAGAAGAAGGAAACACAAGCAAGAGCGAAGTACGATTCACCCAGAGACTGATGTCACTTCACGAAGCTCCCTTTGCTGGTTATTACGGCAGCAAAGAAGAAAGACAGGACGCAGAGCATGACAAGGCTGACAAAGAGCGTAAGGCACGCATGAAGTATGGTAAGTCTTGGAAGGACCATATGGACGACACCAAGAATGCTCAGTCCAGACTTCGTAAAGGCGAAGTCAAGAAGTGGGATCCTGTTCAGAAGAAATACGTTTCTAACCTCGATTGACTCTAAATAAAGTGCATTGAGGATCTAATTATGCTCTCATTCCTTCTTCCATTGGCATCAAAAATCATTTCTGATTCTGTTTCCAAGATTCCCGACAACGAAGAACTTGGTGAAAAACTGATTGACGTTTGTCTGGTTATTCTTAGTAAGGCAGTAAAACTTACTAAGACCGACATGGACGATCAACTGCTTGCTGCTGTTGATAAGGCAATCAGAAACAGAGACGGCGAATGATGTAAGAGCAGGAAGCTTCGGTTTCCTGCTTTTATAAATATCTTTTAGCATAGCAATTTTATCTAAGGGCAAAGACATGGCACTTTGGGGCAATAACGACGCAGTTGGTTCTGGTGGTACCGTTTCCCTGAACTACAGCACTGGTGCTGTAACAGGAACTGGCACAACTTTCGGCCAGGTTGGCGCTGCTAAAACTGGTGATGTAATTAGATTTGGAACCCGTGGTGGTGGTTCGACTTATTATGGTGACGCTGTAATTGTCAGCATCGCTGGTACTCAATCACTGACCATCGGTTCTACCGCAGGTCTCAGCGGAGCAGCAATCGCTGGAGCTGATTTCTACATCTCCGAACTTCCTGTTTCGAGTGTTAAGGATGTCACCTACAGTGAGTCTTCCTCTGGCACTGATGATAAAATCATCTACGGTGTTTCGGATGCTGACACTGCTATCGGTGGCCCCGCTGGTTATGAGAAGATTGATGCTGGTTGGGTTGGAATCACAACTTATGTTGACAACCACGGCAACCTGAGAGTCAAGAGAGAAGTTCTTGTTGCGATGTCTGGTATCACCACAGGTAACATCCCTTATCCAACTGCTGAAGGATGATCTAAATGATCTTTAGTGAATTGAACGAGGAGAACTTTCTCCTCTTTGCTATTAAAAATTATGAGAATCCAGCAGCAGTAACGAAAGAAGATTTTGAAAAAGATCTGAATCATTTTCGTTACATCAAGCGTTTGCTCAAAAGATATAAAAGCACAGGGGACCTTCGGGTCCACCTGTTGATTAATCATTTCATCATTCTTTATAACATCTTTGGTGAAGCAGCGACCCCAATGTTGTTTTACAAGATTGAGAGAAATCTCTGGTCCGTGACTAAAACTTTCATTGTCTTCTTAGATAGACTTCCAGAGTTTCCACACACTCCAATTCATGATATTGAGTTAGACCAAACTTGTTTGTCTGAACTACAAAAGATTAGCCATGGATAAAGACAAGATCGATAGAGTTATCAATGCATTTCGTTCTGCAATGTATAATGAATTTAGCGTCTCAGAGGAAGGCATGGTGGCAAATCCTCCTGGGGGATCTGGGGGATTTTCTGGTTCCTCCAATGCTGCTGGTCCTACTGCTGGTTTCGACCCCGTTATGAGATTGGATGGTCGCAATAAGTATGTGAAGAAAGCGATCAAAGATTTGATGGACAGAAAGAAGAAGAGAGAAGACAGAAAGGCAAGGAAAAAAGCATTAAACTACAATCCTTATTTCACTCCCTTCAATGGCAGAGGAACAAGTTAGGATCGCAATCCTAGAACAAAAACTCGAAGATTTGAAACCAATCGTGTATAAAATTGATCACGCGATTGAAAAATTAAGTGAGGTAAATACAACAGTTAGCAGAATGCTCGCTGTCCATGAAGAGCGCATATCAAAGCAAGAAGAGATCGACACTGTATTATTTGCAAAGGTTGACAAACTCAGTGATAAAGTGGACCGCAGTAATGACAGTCTGTTTGCAAGAATACGAAAACTAGAACAAAAGGTCTGGAGAGTCCTGGGAGGTTTCGCTGCGGCAACTGTTGCCCTCAACCTAACAGGTCTTTTATTAAGAGCTGGCATTATTAACTTTCCCTTAGCACCACAACCTGTTATAATCCAAGAGCGTTAGTCTCTTTGGCATGGATTTCATTGATATCAAATTCATCAACCTGATATCATCCAGACTCCAAAGATTCAAGAGGGTCAAACCCCATCTGTATAATTTTCGGTGTCCTTACTGTGGTGACTCACAGAAGAACAAGAGCAAGGCGCGTGGATATCTTTACCGCATCAAAACTAACACTAATTTCAAATGCCATAACTGTGGTCTCAATGTCTCCTTCAACAGTTTCTTGAAGGACTTGGACCCAGTGATGCACAAAGAATACATCTTTGAGAAGTTCAAAGAGGGTCACAGTGGCAGGAACTTTGTCCACGGGACACCAGAGAGCATCGTTGAGAAGGCAATGGAGTCCAAACCAACCTTTAAGAAACGTGTCAAGGTTGACTTACCCAATGCCTTTGATGTTAATGTATCAAAGATCTACCTTCACGGGCGAGCGATCTTTGATGGTGTCTTTTATTACACTGAGAATTTCAAAGAGTTTGCCAACACCATAAGACCAGGCACTTTTGAGAATGCCAATTATGGTGAGGAGAGGATTGTCATCCCTCTTGTTAGGGATGGAGAACTTATCGGGATTCAAGGAAGAGCACTCTCTTCGAACCCCATTAAATACATCACTGTAATGATCGATGATGAACAACCAAAGATTTACGGACTTGACTCAATCGACCCAGGACTACCTGTCTATGTGGTCGAAGGACCCTTGGACAGCACTTTCGTTGACAATTGCGTGGCTCTGTGTGGGAGTGACGGTGACGTGGGTTGTCTTGAGGGAAGCGATCTCGTTTTTGTTTACGATAACGAGCCCCGCAATAAAGAAATTGTCAAGCGAATTGAACGACACATTGAATCAGGACACAAAGTCGTCATCTGGCCGCAAGGTGTCCAAGAAAAAGACATAAATGATATGGTCCTTGCTGGTCATTATGTCAAGGATTTGATAAAATCTAATACATTCAAAGGTTTAGAAGCTAAACTACATTTCACCACCTGGAAAAAAGTATGAGTAACGGAACGAAGGTAAAGAAGAGAGACGGGAGAGTTGAATCACTAGACCTCGATAAGATGCATTTGATGGTGCAAGAGGCGTGTGAGGGTCTTGCAGGTGTCTCTGCATCGCAAGTGGAGATGCAGTCAGGAATTCAGTTTTATGATGGCATCACAACAGCAGAGATCCAGGAGATTTTGATTCGTTCTGCTTCTGACTTGATTGACTTGGACCATCCAAACTATCAATTCGTTGCTGCACGTCTCCTTCTCTTCTCCGTGAGGAAGCAACTGTTTGGACGCACCAGACAACTTCCTAAACTCATTGACCATATCACAGAACAGGCATACGCTGACAACTATGATCGTGACATTTTTACCAAGTACTCGAAAGAGGAGATTGAAAAGGTCGAATCTTTTGTGGACCATAGTCGTGATTTCCTGTTTACTTACGCTGGTCTCAGGCAGGTTGTAGATAAATATTTGGTACAGGATAGAAGCACTGGCAAGGTCTATGAGACCCCCCAGTTCATGTACATCATGATTGCTCTGACTATCTTTAGAGATTATCCCAAGGAAACGAGACTCTCTTATGTCAGACGATACTACGACGCAATCAGCAAGCACAAAATCAACATTCCCACACCTATCATGGCGGGAGTTAGAACTCCACTTCGACAGTTTGCTAGCTGTGTTCTTGTTGATGTTGATGACACCCTCGATTCTATCTTTAGCTCTGATATGGCGATTGGCCGATACGTTGCACAAAGGGCGGGAATCGGTATCAACGCAGGCAGGATCCGTGGCATCAACGCTAAAATCAGAGGCGGAGAAGTTCAGCACACAGGCGTCGTCCCGTTTCTCAAAAAGTTTGAGGCAACTGTCAGATGCTGCACTCAGAATGGCATCCGAGGTGGATCAGCGACAGTCCACTTCCCCATCTGGCACCAAGAAATAGAAGACATCCTCGTTCTGAAAAACAATAAGGGAACTGAGGATAACCGTGTTCGCAAACTTGATTACTCAATTCAGATAAGCAAACTGTTTTATGAACGCTTTATTAGAGATGAGAGCATTAGCCTCTTTAGTCCTCACGATGTTCCTGGGCTTTATGACGCTTTCGGTACTGATAAGTTTGATGAGTTATATGGAAAGTACGAAGCAGATTCGTCGATCCCTAGAAAAACCATTGGTGGTCAAGAACTGATTCTGGATCTCCTGAAGGAGAGGTCTGAGACTGGTCGAATTTACATCATGAACATCGACCACTGCAACACTCACTCTTCCTTCAAAGATAAGGTGGAGATGAGTAACCTGTGTCAGGAGATCACTCTTCCCACTTATCCTCTGCAGCACATTGATGATCTGACAGGTGAGATTGCTTTATGCATTCTGTCTGCCATCAATGTTGGTAAGATCAACAAACTGGATGACCTGGAAGATCTCTGTGACCTTGCTGTGAGGGGTCTGGAGGAACTGATTGATTATCAGGATTACCCTGTCAAGGCAGCAGAGATTGCCACCAAGGCACGTCGATCTCTGGGTGTTGGATTCATTGGTCTGGCACATTACCTTGCTAAGTTGGAAGCACCCTATGACTCACAGGAAGCATGGGATGCAACCCACAAACTGTCCGAAGCATTCCAGTTCTATCTTCTTAAGGCTTCCAACACATTGGCAAAGGAAAAAGGACACTGTGAGTACTTCGGTAGGACTAAATATTCAGACGGGATTCTTCCCATTGACACCTACAAACAAGATGTAGACGAGATTAGTAACGTTCCACTGAACTATGATTGGGAGGGTCTTAGAAAATCTATCCTGGAATCAGGACTCCGACACAGCACTTTGTCCGCACAGATGCCTTCAGAGAGCAGTTCCGTTGTGTCAAATGCCACAAACGGAATTGAACCACCTAGAGCATTCCTGTCCGCTAAGAAGAGCAAGAAGGGGGTTCTTAAGCAGATTGTTCCTTCGTACTCCACACTGAAGAATCACTACACTCTGCTCTGGGAAATGGGAAGCAACAAGGGTTACATTAACGTTGTTGCCGTAATGCAGAAGTTCTTCGACCAAGCCATCTCAGGCAACTGGTCCTACAACTTGGAAGATTATCCCGATCGTGAAGTTCCAACATCCGTGATTGCAAACGATTTCCTCACCACCTATAAGTATGGATGGAAGACTTCTTATTATCACAACACTTATGATTCAAAACATGATGGAAGTGATGATGAAAAAGAAAATACAAAATCAAAATTAGAAGATCTAGTAAAAGAACTATCAGAGTCAGAGGAGGAAGTCTGTGAATCCTGTGCAATTTAAGGTTTCACCCATTGGTGATAATAATAATGTTAATGTGAAAGGTATGACTGTTTTTAACAGCACTGAAGTGAACACTAAGAAGCAACCAATGTTCTTTGGTGCTCCTCTTGGTGTTCAGAGATATGATTCTTACAAGTATCCTGTGTTTGAGAAACTCACAACACAACAACTGGGATACTTCTGGAGACCAGAAGAGGTCTCCCTTCAGAAGGACAGGTCAGATTATCTGACTCTTCGTCCAGAACAGAAGCACATCTATACTTCTAACCTGAAGTATCAGATCATGCTCGATTCCATCCAGGGTCGTGGTCCTGGTATGGCATTCATTCCTTATTGTTCTCTTCCTGAACTGGAAGCGTGCATGGAGGTGT